CTTTAAAAACACCTTGGTTATACTTACGTTCTTGCGCTGCAAAACGTTGAGACAATTGACGACCTGCAGTTGGATCTAGGTAAGACAAAGCATCTACATCTTCTTGCTTAATAAATCCATCAGGAATGGCTTGAATTTGTTCAATTTGTTTTGCTTTGGCTACTGCTTCAATTGTATAACTATTAGAATATTTTTGGATTGAGTCTGGTACTTTAGCCCATGTCTTTCTAAAATATTCTATAGCTGCATTTGCATTGGATTGAGAACCATCCTCAGCTAGCATCGCAAGGACGCGAGTTTCGTCTTCTTTAAATGAAAGATTATCAGAAGTAATTTGTGCACTTCTATAAGAATTTTCTTCTCTTAAACGAGCTGCTAAAATGTCACTAAAACGTCCCGGTCGAGCAACAGCATAAACGTCTTTATCACCAGGTAATTTTACATTAGCTAATTGCTCTGTAGTAAATAGAAAATTACCGTCAGGTCCACGTTTGGTCGCTAGGCTTGTATACCACTCATGAGCCTTGGTATAATCATAGTTATTAGCCCTATAAACTGCTTGAAAAGATGGGATAATGTTAGTAGAAAACTCTGCTGGATTTTGAGTTAAAGTAGTCGTAGCATTATCAAAAGATATTTGCTGCTCTCTTTTAACTTCTTTTTCCCTTTCTCTTGATAGAAATGAGTTTTCAAATTCGCTTATATTCTCAAGACTAGTACGCATAGTACCGGGCTTAAGTTTTACACCGTTATATTCCCCAGCTTTTCTGAAAAATTCTGTCCTAAATTCTGCTGCAAATTTAGCTAGATCAGTTGATGATAAAGGACCATTGTTTTCTTCTTCTTTTTTTCTTAGCGTTTCTGTAAACAGTTGAGGATATTTATACTTAGTTGCGTATGCAAGTATTCCTTTCTGAATTTCACGTTGAACACGATTACTGAGATTGCGTTGTTTAGCAACCGCAAGTTTATCCGCACCTTGAGCTTCAGCTTCATCTAATTTAGACTGTGCTTCTTCCTCTACTTCATCCAGAACAGCCTCACCAACTATAGTATTATAATATTTATTTTTATCTGGATTTTTATAAAACTCTTCCAGTGCATCCTCAATCTGTTGACTTTCCTTAGCCTCTACATATTGACCATAAACCTTACCTGCAGTTTCACTAAGGTTAGCAACACTTTTAAAAATCTGAGCTGCAGCTTGTTGATCTGCTTCAAACTGTTGCCGACGTGCTCTAGCTTCTAATTGAAGACCAGTAAGTTCTCTTTGTTGGTTTTGTGTTTGGATTTGAAAATTTCTTTCACGGGCTGCTGCTTCTGCCCTTTGGTTTTCCTTTACATCAGATAGTTCTCGTTCACGGTTTTTAATCTCAGCATCGCGTACATCACGCATACCTTGAATGAAACGTGAGCTTTCTTCACGCATACGTGAAATGTCACCACCAGTGACTTGGATGGGAAGAAAACCAGGAGACTGTGCAGCCCTTTTAAATTGTGCTTGTTTCATAGTTTATCATCCAAAAAGCTTGCCCCAATTAACACCTGATAAAGCACTTGCACCTGAACTAATTCCTGAAATAATAGGTGCTACTGTACTTTGTTGTACTGCTGGTGGAATGTAAGTTGGTGTAACTTCCATCGGTTTAATAAAAATACGTTCCGGTGCTTGTGTTGGAACCGGTATATCAGGAATTGCTTCAGGTCTAATCATCATCTGAGCTTTAGCAGCTAAATCAGCACCGTAACGTTGCATAGCAATCTGATTTAGGTTACGTTTAGATTGCTCAACAGAACTAGCTAAGCTAGCATCCATGATAGAAGAATCACGTCCAGCCGCAGCCAATCTAGATTGAATGGCTTTACTTCTGCTGTTACCAGCTTGACCCAAAGCAGCAGTACCTTCTTGTTGTAAACGATCAACAAGCATACCTTGACGGGTGAAAGCATCTTCTGACACCATCTCATTCAATGAAGCTTGTTCTGCTGCATAAGCATCTACAGCAGCCATACTATTGAAAACCAGTTGATCTTGTGTGTTTTCAACTGATTTAGCATAACGATTTACAACTGCACGATATTCATAGTCTTTAATAGACTGATTATACCGCCAAGCTTGTAGGTCAGTTTCACGTTGATACTCTCTAGCGTTATAATAGTTCTGTTTCTCAACTTCAAAAGCTCGTTTGTTGTATTTATTAGCAGCATCAGCAGCCTCTTTAGCTGCTTCTTCTTGCTTTCTCTGTGCTTTTTTAGCATCACTATTTGCTTTAGATGCAGAAGATGCACCCATAATGCCACCAGCAATGCTGGCAGCAGCACTAACAGCAGCGAAAACCCACTGCATCTCCAATCCAGACACAGCTAGATCTTCTTCAAGGAGATTAAAGTTTTTATTCAATTCAAACATTAAGTCCTCCTATAGAATCGGGGAGAATAGTTACCTTCCCACATCATTGATACCAACGACACAGGATATGGTTGATTACTTGTCACTTGTAGTTCAAAATTAATGTTACGTTGGTGGATAGGTACAACAAATTGAAACTCTGGTTTAACTGGCTCATCATTAGCACCGTATGTTTCAACACTTGTAACTTCTTTAACATCAATCCATTGCTTTGAATTGGTTAATTTAGTTTTAAATGTTACAGTACCTGTTCTACCGACTGATACTTTAGCACGTGCAATTGTTAGATTTGCAGTAAAATCTTTTTGTTGCTCGTTTTGTTTAAAGTAAAATTTAGGTAAAGTTACTTCATAGTCATAGTTATAACCAATAACCATACCGTTTTCTAAAGTAGTCAAATCCTTAGCTACTTCAAAGTAAGGGTTACCAGAACTATCTGTTTTAGCAACACAATCAAATGAATACCCTGCATCAATACTTGGATCAGCAATCAAAACTGTACCTTTTTTATTACTAATTGGTGTAAAAGGTGTGTAGATTATTGTTACATCATTAGAGTTATCATAGACTACAGCACCACTACCATAATCAAATGGTCGAGTAGCAAAGTCTAAACAAGGATTACCGTCGCTACTGCTGACAGTAGCTGTCACTTTACCTGTAGGCAACTCGTCCAAAGTAATAGTATTAAGGGTGTATTCATCTTCATGTTGAGAGACAATAACAAAATCGTCACCAATAATATCAGCAGATTGAATAGTACCAGTCAGTTTCCATTTAGTCCAGGCTGCCATTACATCTTCTTTACCGTTGTTGTAGAAACGGTAAATATAAATGTAAGAAGATTGTTTATCAACAAGAGCAATTAGTGAGTTCTGTGGGCTAACAATTAAACTATCAACTGTATTTGGTATCCATTCAAGTACAATCTTACTGATGTCTACAACAGTAGGCGTCTCTTCAATACCACGTAGTTGCATATAAAACAACTTACTGTAACCAGATACCTTATTGACAAACGCAAAGGTAGTACCAACATCTACAGGGGAAATGTTAGTGTCTAATTCATAACTAGCTAGTGTACGAATTATAGTAGTAGATGGTGTTAATACACCTGTTTCAGTAGATAACACGATAAACTGCTGTTTACCACTGAATACAACAAGACCTTGTGGTGATGGTAAAACATCACTCAATGTAACTGGCCTAATGCTTGACACATTCACATCAATTGGATCTGAATCAATCTGTGTCAGTGCTGATTTAGCAAAAAAGTTATAGGCATCATTAGCAACACTCATAATGATGTTATCTTCAGACAACATACCAAATCTATTGTTATAATAGAAAGTAGCATTAATAGTCTTACCAATAAAAGAAGGTTCAGGATTAGTTACACCATCACCAGTTAGCCTATCATTCCAAGTAATTGGACCAAAGGTAAAGCTGGTTGCACCAGTATTGATTAGTGCATGAGGCATAGTGGATGCATCAATGGCAACTGCTACATCACGTGCTACTGTTTCTTTCCAATAACCACGACCCTTCTCACCATTGTATGCTACATACTCAACATAGTAGTCGTCAGCATCAGTGTCACTGTTTAGAATAGTTACGTGATGGCCGTGAAAAGATTCAATGGGAAGCTTAGAGACATTAATGACTTCATCTTCAAATACTTCCAAAGAGTCGTTATTAAGACCACCTTTAGCTTCGATAGTAAACGCTAGGGGTGTACCAGTAAACGTACCGTCTGTATTTTCGTAGTCAGTTAGTACTTGATTTGTACCGCTAAATCTTTTAATTACTAGGCTATTAGTATAACCTTCAATACACCAAGTACCATCAAAATCTGTATTAGCTGCAGCTTGTTGCGTAGTAATAGTATTAACAATATCATCCACCATATGATGATTAGTATTAATGTTACCACTATCATATAGCAACATGTCATCAAAGGTTGTAGAGTTCTGTGCAGTAGATACAGAAGCTATACCTTGAATTGTTACAGTGTAGTCATAAGTAGATACAAGTGATAGTAGTTTAAGAGTAGCTACTGAATCAGCAACAAACGTACCAGCTGCACCCATAGCAGTTGTAACTGACCTATTTGTTACAATAGTGGTATCTTGAATGCTACGGAAATGATAATGATCTGAGTTCGTACCAGTTAGATACCCAGTGCCTGTATTAGTAACTGTACACCACGTACCAGTATCTGTAGTCCAAGCATATACATTTGTACCTTTGATTGCAGCTACATAAGAATTACCAGCACCACGATCAATATACGTCCAAACAGCACCATCTAATGCAGCCTTGTTAAATGGATTATCGCCTGCATCTTTTAGCTGGTTAATATACTTCATACCAGGTCTTTTAAGAAGACCATAGGTAGGATCAGGATAACCATTAATGCATTCAGATACCTGACCGTCTAGCTTTTTATCATCATTTTGTCTTGATACACCACCTAAAAAGTTAGGGATTTGTTGTGTGATTGCTGGCATTATCGAATCAGGGTATTGAAAGGACTGTATGCTTTATAATAATTACCGTTCTGTGGTGCACCAAAGAAACTATGGTCACCTTGATTGCAGTCATATTCAAGAGCCATTGCCCTTGCATACGCTTCTTTCTGTTGCAGCATTTGGTATTGATTAGGATCACCAATAACCCTACTAGATACAATAGCTGCAGCACGTGCTACGATATAGGCTTGAATAGGTTGAGGGATGTTTTCATATTCAAACTCCCACAAAATATCCAAGTAAAGTGTTTCATCTGTATTCCAGACATCAGTATGAGCAATGGTATCATAAAGGACACCACCACGGTTTACAACATTACGACCAAGATTAATTACATAGTCTTGGCTAAGATCTGCTTGGATTACATTATTAGGGATAGAAATTTTTTTAGTTGATGCATCAGGTTGTAATCCATCGTAGTTACGTTCTGTGTTATAAACCCAGCCTTCTGATTGTACTTCACGTGTGACTTCAGTTAAAGTATTATAAGCAATCGCAACGTCCGGGTTGGTTTGTGTTTCTACTTCATAAGAAACTACAGCTTTATTCATTGTAATATTACCCGTTGCACTAGACGACAAGTTTAGTGTGTAGTCATATGCAAACGCTGTAACACTAGGTGAGGAGGCTGTAACAACAGTAGTGTTATTTGTTACACCTACACCAGAAACATAAGTACCAAGTTCAAGTACTTCATCAGTACTCAATACAGTACCAGTAATAGAACCAACAAAGCTACCAATCTGTTTAAAGGTATAAGTAGTTTCAGTTGTCAACGTGGTTACAGGAGCCTGACCAACTGACGCCAGGATCTGATTAACAGCTTGTAGTTCGGTGTTTGGGCCAGTGGTAGGGAAAGGCATAATTGTAAATGAGTTTTATTCTCAATAAAGAATTAAAAAAAAGGGAGCCCCCGAAAGGACTCCCGAAGATAAATCAGAATGCAGAAGGTGCAGTGTTGGTAGCATAAAGCTCAACAGCAGCAGCAGGATTCAGGTAATCAGCGCCCATGGCGAGACGACCCAGAATCACATCACCCTGATAGATGAC